CAAGAAGAATTTATAATCAGCTACCAGAATTTTTACAATTAAAGTTATTCCCAGACGGGACAGAAGAGATTGGGTTTCCGTCAAAGAACAGTTTTATAAAGGCCTTTGCTTCTACTGCCTCAGCGGGGATTTCTTATACGGCATCAATAGTAGTAGCCGATGAACACGCCGAACACCCTTACGCTGATGAAAACTACCTATCTTCCAAGCCTACTCGTGATGCAGGTGGGCAATTTATTAGTATCTTTACAGAAAACCCGTTTAATAAAGACAACCTGGCAACGGCGATATTTGAAGACGCTCTTGGGGGTTACTGTAAGACCTGCGACAAAGATTTTACCTGGGAAGACCGTGAAGACCACGAAGGACACGAAGTAGAACACAAAAATGATTTCAAGGCCTTGTTTTTCCCCTGGGATGTGGTTCCCAACAGGGATGATGATTGGTATGAACGTACTAAAAAGAACATCCCCGAAAGAGAACTCGCCAGATTAAGCCCCGAACTCTATATGTCAAAGAATTACCCTCGGTCTATTGAAGAAGCCCTACAACAAGCCGAATCCGTAAGGGTTTTTGACCCCGTAGCTCTCAGAGCGATGAAGGAAAACCTTAGAAGTCCGATTAACATATCAAACTCTGATGGGAGATGGGACGAATTAGACTGCGATGTGTGCCACATCTACAAGGACTACCATGTAGGCAACTTTTACATCGTTGGTTCGGATGTTTCTCTTGGAGTCGGTGGGGATTTTAACGTAACCTGTGTATTAGACGTTAAGACAGCCGATGTAGTTGCTGATATTTGCAGTAAGGATATAAAACCAGAGGAGTTTGCCCTTAAAAGTGTTGAACTTCTAAGGCGTTATCACTCTCCGTTATGGTGGGTTGAGCAGAATCTATGGGGCAGGACGGTTATTAAGAAAGCTGTTGAGTTGGGATACCGCAGGTTAGGCTTCCGTGGAGACAAGCCGATAGACTGGACGAACTTTGACGATGAAGAACTCAAAAGAGTCGGGTTTTTGACTGGGGAAAAGAACCGTACCGACCTGTTTGGTGCGTTAATTCCCGCTATAAACGACCAACAGATTACGATTTATAACGAACAAGGTCTGAAACAATTTAATAATATTATCAGAAACGCTAACAAAAAGGGGAAAATTGAGTCAATGTCCAGTTATCACGATGACTACCCCATAGCTCTCGGAATATGCTGGCTGAAGAAGAGTGATGTCCATACATCCTCTGCCCCTGTTGAACCAGTTGCGACATTAGATTTTCCAAGGAGTTATAGATGAAACCAACCGTTGAAGATATAAGAGACGTTTATTTACCGAAATGCGAAGACCTCCACACTTCTGTTTTAAGGGCGTTTGAAGAAGACCAGCAATTTTATGAATTAGAGTTTGCTGGAAAATTATCAATCCCCACTCAATTTGCTGCTGATAAAGTAGTCCTTCCTACCGCAAGAGATATGGTAGATGCGTTTGTAGACCATATAGACATTGCAAACGCCAGAGTTTACGTTCCGAGAAAGGGTGCGTCAAAAGACGCTCTCGCAGAAGCCGAGGAGATGGAGAAATTTTATACTGGCTTAATTTATATGACCAATATGGAATCTGACATCTCCCCCTGGAGAGATGCGGCCAAACACTATGCCTTACACGGCTTGGCTATTTTGAAGACGGTCTGGGATAAAGATGCTCAAGGTTCTTTGCCAATCGTTATTCAGGCGGTTAATCCTGCTTGTATAATGCCTGACCCTTCTTATGGCGGGAGGATGTTTGTCTTTGAGAAGCATAAAAAGATAGTGTTAGATGTTTCTAAAAGATGGCCTAAGTGGAACAACCCCGAAGAAAGAGGCCCAGGCGAGGAAGCGGACTATGTTACTTATTGGGATAAGGACTTCCGTTGCGACCTGATTGACAATGAGCCTGTCTTAAAGGGTGAGGTGGTTAAGCATAACTACGGATTTATACCCTATGTTTTTATAAACTCTGGTCTAGGGAATCTTTCTTACGATGCCAAGCCTGAAATGAGATATGTCGGGATTTTGCGCTATATATATGATATGTTGGTTTCCGAATCATTGAATTATACCGAATGTAATATCTTGATGAAACGGGAAACGATGAAAGGTGGATATATTACAGGTGCAGATGCCGAAGATGTCAAAAATGTCAAGCAGGAATACGGTAAATACTGGCCTGTCGGGAATAAAGATGTTCAATTCCACGACTGGGAGACAAAACTAGCCCCCGCTGCCGCTTACTCACATTTAGCTTTGACTCACAATTATATAACAGGACACGCTGCCCCTCCATCTATAAGGGGAGAAGGTGATGCTGGTATAAGGTCGGGGGCACATATGCGCTTAGCAATATCTGAGGCTGCGTCCAAGTATCGTTATTCTGAAGATGCCTTTAAGTACAGGACAGCGAAAGTATTAACGAATTGTGCTAAGTTATTCAAGAACGTAATCCCAAAAGATGTCAGAGTTTGGTCTGGAGTTCCTAACAAGGAATTTGACGAAATAATCAAGAAAGACAAGATGAGTGAACCATTCAACTGTCACGTTCAGTTCGCTCCGATTTCAGAAGAGGACGAGTACAGAAGGCACGATGATATAGAACGCCAGTTGAGTGCTGGAATCATAACAAAGACTGAATCTCGGAGACAGATTTCCAATCTTGACCCTGCGATGATGGACAGAGAAGAGAGAAAAGAACAATTAAGGTTATCCCCTGCTTATGCGGCGTTCCTAGATAACATCATAATGTCCAAAACACAGGCAGCCTCTCCTCCCCCTCCGCCAACACCCCCCGTGGCCCCTGGTATGCCAGGTCAATCCCCTGGTGGATTAGTCCCGCCCATCCCCAATAAGGCACAACCTGGCTCTGCTGAGGAGATACAGAATAAATTAAAGGGAATGAGAAGCCCAACATCTACAACGCAACAAGGAATGGGCGGTGGTGGGGCAAGGGGGGCGACACGGTAATGGTAGAACTAGGCACAATTAAATATGGTAGAGATATCGGCAAAAAATCCGAGAGTATGAAATTTCTATGGGTTGGTTGTGTTGATTGTGGTAACGAAAGATGGGTTGAAATCTCTGGGAATAAGCCGAGAACATTGAGATGTTTGTCGTGTGGTAATAAAGGTAAATTTAACCCTCAATGGAAAGGTGGACAAAGATTCAAAGAAGGTTATATGCAGACTAAGTTATACCCAAATGATTTTTTCTATTCTATGGCTCAAAAGAATGGATATGCATTGGAACATCGCTTGGTTATGGCAAAGCATTTAGGTAGAAATTTGCATAGATGGGAAGTCGTGCACCACAAGAATGGTATTAAAAACGATAATCGGATTGAGAACCTACAACTTGTTAGCGATGATAGGCACGCACAAATTACTATTCTGGAGACCAGAATAGGGCATCTAGAAAAGCGGATAATTCTACTAGAGGCGGAAAACGCTTTGCTCAGGGGGGCGACTAGATGAAAGAAAACCTTTTAACCTTACTTGACGAAACCATTGCCGAAGATATGGAAATTATAGATGAGTGGTTTGAAGAAGAAATACAACCCTTAATAGACTATCAACTGGAACAAGAAAAGAAACAAAATGAGAAAGATTACCGTGAAGTTCTTAAACTTGAAGCGGAGGTTGAATAATGGAACAATATACTATGGAATATGTCTATAAGTTACGGGAGATACTCCAACGAAACCCATCTGCGGCGCAGTATCTTTCCAGACCCGATTTTCAACAATCAAGAGCTACTAACCAAGAAGAGTTAGATGACCTTAAAAGGTTAAAAGAACTTTCGTCTATAATCGGTTACGGTTCAAGAGGGGGACGGCGGACATCAGAGACGGAGGCAGAGAAAAACGCACTCATTTCAAAAATTGGGCATCTTTTGGAAGCTGGCGAAAAAGGTATATCTGAAACGTTCTGGACTCCAGGTGGGGCAGGTTATGAAACACCAGAAGAGACCATAGCTCCTGCTGCGCCAATGACTGGGACTATACCTGCGACGGGTGGCTTTCAAGCTGGCCTTCCTCCAACTACCCAAACAACTACTCCCACAGATACTACTCAGGGAACTTGGCAAGCAGCTTATCAAAACGCAATAAACTCTGGCGCAACGCCTGAACAAGCATTACAGGCAGCTAATCAATCTCTATCCCAGTATGGTTGGGGAGGGGCAGGGACACAAGCCAATGTTCCACAAGAGGGAAATGCTCCTACTACTGAAGAGAAGCTGGCTTTTCTTAAATGGCTTGAACAAACCTATGGGAGTTGGGAAACCATCGGGATGCAATTTAAGGTACAGTCTGGCATTGGTACTTGGTGGGAGAACAACCAATATTATAATGAGTGGCTTCAGCAAGGTAGACCTGGGGTTCCCACCACTCCGCCAGTAACACCACCTACTACACCGCCCACTACTCCTCCCACTGCCCCAGAAGAATTTGATGCTGACGCTTTCTTAGACCCTACTACTGGTTTACCTACTGGGGAAGGTGGGTTTCCTGAACTAACACCGCTAGAAGGCCCTG